ATCAGTTGAACCATCTATTAATGCAGGAATACGTCCATTTATGGAATCTTGTGAATAAAGTTTCCACTCATACCCCATAATGTATCTTGGTTCAGACGAAACAAATACAAGTTTGTAGTATCTGTACGCTGTATTATTATTAATTTCTAATTCAGTTAACCACGTTGGTGTTGCTCTGTCAGGTGTGGCTGTTCCCAATAATGTATATACAGAATCATCGTTGCTTCCATGAATCTCTATTGTGTCTGACATATATGCAGTATTAATAAAGAACTTCCAACTAAATTTCTTTACTATACGAGCAACTAAAAGGTCAGTCTTAACCCAAAAATTATCATAAGTAGTGTTACTATGAAAATGAGTTCCACCGTCATCACCATCAATCAGATATGATGGTTCATTGCCAACTTTATAATTTTGCGCTTCAATGTTAGTAAGAGTTGTTTGTTCGTATATATAACTAAATCCATAATCATTATTATAGAAAAAACTATTTTGAGTATTATCCCAAATATTAGTTGTAGTACCATGTATTGTTCCGTGATGATCTTTTCCAGAAACATCGTATGTAGTTGACCCATTGCCTTCGGACAATGGCAAATATAAAGAGAGATTGCTTGCAGACGGCGTATTTCCTTGCTGGATAGCTGTTTCATCTTCTGCCGATAAAACACCTTTTGTTATTCCCACGCCTCGGAGTTCACCGTCAACTTGATAATATGTAGTAGCGAAATCAACCCCAACCCATAAAGCACCGATAGCAATATAGGCTGTACTTCCTGTATCTTGCGCTACTCCGTTCAAGCCGTTTGTTGTATTAATTAAAGAGTTATTTATGTATAAATATGTAGTTCCTGATTTTCTATATGCGGCGATACAATAATCAATATTGGTTTCAAAAGTATAAGTAAAATCTGCATAATTCCATGAAACCCCTGACGCTTTATTCGTTGGCAAACCGAGTCTAATTCTGTTTTCAGTGCTATTGTATTCAAATTGCAAAGCCCTTTGTCCATCACCGCTTTGCTCAATAAAATTATTCCTACCTGTTTTTATGGTATGAAATTTCACAGTCAAAAATAAAGAAAAATCACCCGTTCCGAATTCAAAATCAGTATCTGGATTAACTGTAATATAATTATCAGTGCCATTAAGAGTTAAGCAAATACCTGTTTCTTTTTCGACTGTATAATCAGCTAAACCGCTACCACCACCGCTACCGCCATTTTCATCTACATACTTTTTATTAGCAACCTGATAGTCTGTAGTTGGAGCTGAACTTGGCGTAATAGGAAATTGAGTAAAATTATTAACCTGATCAAGTTTTGCGATATTTGAATTATCGCTTAAATCTGTGCTTGCTAAACTTATATTAGCATTAAGAGCCTTCCCTGCGACAGTAGTTGTTTTATCTACTTTTGCATCTAAAGCGGTCTGCTGTGCTGTACTGACAGGCTTGTTAGCATCAGAAGTATTGTCTATATTGCCTAAACCTAAATTAGTTCTTGCTCCTGCTGCGTCTGTGGCGTTTGTGCCGCCTTTTTCAATATCTATTGCTCCGTTACCATTGCTGTCTAATTCTACTGCCATTTTGACTCCTTATTAATTCCAAAAAGCACGAACACCGTTTAAAGTAACAATACTATCCCCGCCAAAGCTAACCCCCACGCCTGTAAAAGGAGGAATACGTCTTAACAAGACATGGTTTTTAAAAGTATTGTCAAAAGTATTTTCAAACGTAACCGGGAAAGTAAAACTCATACTGTCACCCTTAAATTAACCGAAGTTGAAGCGCCAGCACTTGAAACGCTACCTCTTAAAGTATACCCTGCTGGAAGCTGAAACCCGCCAATGCCATTAGTTGTAAATGTTGTATTTGTGCCAAGATCGACCCAAGAACCATCAACGAAGCATTGCAGTTTAACTGTGCACCCATCAAAAACACCAGTTGCAGCCGCAACCCCTGTACCGCCATTAAAATCAGCTGTTTCTTGCGTGCCTGTCGTATCAATTGTTTGTTCGTCTAACAGTAAAATATTCATATCCTAAGTTTCCTCTATTGCAAGAATATCTAAAAATTTATTTTGTTCATTAAAATTTAAAATGGATACAATATGAAACTCCCTTTCACCCATTTTAATTCTCATGTTATTTTTTAAGTTTGGTATATATCTAACTCTTATCTTGTGTGTAATGTCCATCTGTTCTTGTTTATGTGTAATGCTTTCATCAGCTTTCGCCGGATAAACCGAAGCCCACACTTTTTTAAACTCAACAGGAGAATCAATGACCTCTCCCATTGAGCCTATTGAGCTTCCTTGCTCTATAATAGAAATCCTGTTCCTTAATCTGTTCCTCTTAACTCTCATTGGAAAAGCCTGTATTGATTTAAAAATGCTGTAACAACTTTGCTTGTATCTTCGCTGTCAAATAAATCGGAAACAATAAGTTTAATGCTTGTTTTTATAATAGCTGGGATGTCTGCATCAGTATCGCCATATCCAAAAACACCAGTTACGATTATTTTTGTCGCCTGACCTAAAACAGGGTAATCAAAGTCACTATCATCATCAAACCAGATACGACCAAAATCAGTCCCAACATTAGCAACAATGTAATTATCCGTTGAAACAAGCTGCTCTGTGTCATCTTCACCATAGTATTTTATGCTTGTAATGCTTTGTAGGTTGCCAAATGGCAAGACAGACAATTTTATCTCACCCCAGGAATCAAATAAAAGGTCCCACGTTTGAGTTATTAACGCCCTGCCTGTCATGTTTTCCACATCTGCAACTGCAGCATTTATAAAAGTCGTTATTAAAGAATCATGGTCTGTGTCATCTATTCTCAAATGCTCCTTTACTTCTTCTAATGTTACAGGCAGTTGTGCAGGTGGCGTTAATAACCTATTAATCATGGGATCTCCTATGGCTCAACACTTAAAGTCACGTCCGAAACAGTTGAATGATCTGTAATTGGCAATGTTCTATCACCATGGACAATAGCTGTAACAGCACCATAAGCAATGTTAGCAGTTGCAGAAGCCCTGTTTACTCTAACATATCTCTTTTGTGGTCTGTCACACTCGATTACAAGCAAAGTGCCGTTTAAATCGTCATTTATAGCACAAGTAGCTGTGGCTGTGGCTGTTGTGTCAGCCATATCTGATCCATCCGAGGCTGTGCCAGTCTGTAAAGTCATGGTTGCGACACCAGTTGCCACACTATCTGTAATAGGCGTTATAAATGTGACCCCCTGCCTGTTAGCCATATCAATAACAGTAGAATCATCATCTATCGATGATCCTGCTGCAACTGCATCACCGTTGTATTGTATCCCAAAATTTTTAACAAAATTCATTACTGCCTCCTATGAACCCATTTTAATTCTAACAAAAGCCTCTGCAAGTACAGGCTGCCCATCACCCTCATACCTGCCGATAAACCCTATTTGATTTGTTTCTGCGTAAAGTTCTTTTAAAACTTTTATCTGCATATTAAGACAATCTACTATCCAGTAATAAGAGAAATCCCCATACATTCCGACATATTGATTAGCTGTAAAAGTATTAGGACACCACTCAGAAAGCACATAAGGCTTACCTAATATCCTGCTGCCAACACCATCAGATAAACCAGGCGTCCATAAATATTGGTTATCAGACGATTTTAATTTTCTCAGTTTTGTAATAGCGTCCCTGTGGAACAACCACCGAGCTTTCCCCTGATATGCGTCTTTTAAAGTTCCCTGAACTTCTATGAGGTTATCCGCTTTTAAAACTGTTGCTGTGTTGTCTGTAGCAACATCCCGCGTAGCAGGTATACCATCTGAGCTAACTGTGAATAATCCGATAGGCTGTTTATGCCCTGTTCCAGTCATGTAAGCCTGCTCCATCGTGCCGCCAAGTTTATAAGCCATGCGGTCTCTTACAATACTCTGCACATCTCTATTAGAAAGTCTTAGCAAAGTCTCAGAGAGTTTTATTCTTTTAGCCATTGGATAAGCAGCAAGATCGCGTTTACCAAATTCAACGCCTGTATCTAAAGCACCGGTCGCAAGCTCTGTTGTCCAGCCCCAATCATCGAGATCATTATCAAAAGTTATAACTCCCATGCTTGCAGCTTTTTTCAGCTGATGAACAGTTGCCAAACCTCTTATTTTAACCTGGTCATCAACATTTTTAAGCATACCCCCGACAAACTTTTCAGGCGTTATTAAATAACCACCGCCAATGTCGGACCCGGCAAACATATTTCTTTCTTCCTGGTTTAATGCTGGAAGACCGCCTCTTAAAAGTTTGTCAAAGGCTTCGCTTTTTCTCTGCTCGCTGTCATCGCTTTCAGTTTTTTCAACTGGAACATTAAAATTTTCGCGTTCTTCTGTTTCAGGGGCTTTAAATCTTTTCTCCCTTTCCGCGTCTTTTATATCCCTTTCAATGCTACCTATCTGCCTATCAAGTTTATCAATATCAGCGTCAAATTTTTCATATTTTTCATTTATTTCTGCTGTCCATTCATCTGGATTATCAGGAAGTTTATCTCTAAATTTTCGATATTCCTCCCAAACCTTACCTAATGCCTCTCTTTTTTCTTTTAATTGCTGCTGTGACATTGTGTCCTCCTGTAAATTTTTTCTTTTAATTTAAAATGTTTGTGTATGTTTTTTGCTTTTTTGCTATTGATCTCAACAGCAGTTAAACTTTTATATCTATCGTAAGACCTTTTACTGAGCGTTGTATCTGGGTAAGCGGGATAGGTAACAGGTGATATATCTATTAGAGATTTGATTTCGGTGATAGTTCTGACCGCTTTTTTGTTTTTCCTGTCCTCATCCCACTTGTCCGCAGAAACTATAAAAGCAAAGGATTGTTCTTTAATATCGCCTCGCTGAATAGATTTAGCTAAATCAGAAGCAAAAGCAGTATCAGGCAAAATTACAGTTGAGAACAGCCCTCTTTCATCTTGTTTTATTGTTAATGTTCCAGCCGATTCTCTACCAAGCACATAATTAGGATCGTGATTAAATAAAGCTCTTGCATCAGAATCTTTAAGAGCCTGAGTAAAAGCACCTTTTTGGATATACTCTCGCACTTCAAAATCGCCCCATCCAAGATTCTCAGAAGGGGAATCAAATACAGCGGAATAACCCTCAATAATACTTCTGCCTTCTTCATCTGTTTTTACTCTAAATTCAGTATTTTTAAAAACTCTTGTTTCTGGTGTCATTTTTTCTCCTACACTGCTGTTAAAATGCAGTCGCACCCTTTATGCAAAGGGCTATAAAGGGTCTTTCTAAAAGTTACTTTATTGTTTTTAGAATCCTTAAAGGTTTCGTTTTCGTCTGTAAAATGATCCGTTTTTCTATAAATTTTGCGACCGTTTAATTGTTTGCATAATGGACAGGTAGAAGAACCTCTATTCCTCCAAACTAAAGCATATCCGCCACCTAAAATAACGCTTCTCGCAACCATACTGCCAACACCCACGCTTACCTCTGAAAGTTCTTTATCAATTCTTTTGTTTTCCCATTCATCAGCTCTTGTTTGGACAGCTTCAAAATTGTCTTGCTCAAGCTGTTGCAATATCTGCCCTCTGGAACTACTTATATATTGCCTTATGTACCCTGTCAGATATCCACGCACATCATTAGAAATATCATCAAAATCAACATCCTCAAGATCAATCTCGCCGGCAACGATCTGTTGCATTTCTTTAGAGTATGCAGTTATTGTAGATTCTAAATTTTTCTTTATATAATCACCAAACTTATTATAAAAATCGTCAATCCATATAGAAAAATCAGATTTAGCTCTTTCTGCAAGCTGTTTTTTTAATTCACGCCTTAACGCAATAAGCTCTTTGTTTAAAATATTCTGCAAACCGTCTCTTAAAACAGGGGTAAAAGTATCTTTGACCCTGTCTCTATTTACTGCAATCTGCTTTAATGATTTTTCTTCTATATTAAAACTCCTTTGATCTTCATTTTTAGGAGTTTCATTAGGACTTTGTATTTGTTCTTCCTGTAAGTTTTCAAGCTGGTCAGCCGGGACTAAATTTAATTGTAAATATGTTTTGTCAGCCCAAGTTTCATCAATAATATTTTCATCTTCAAGCTGTCTTATCTCATTTGGAGTTATAGAGCCTGTGTTAAATCTAATTTTATAATAATTTCCACGGCTCTCATCATCGCCTCTAAGTAAAGCGTTTGCGTTATGTCTTACACTATAAAAAGGCTGCTCAAAATCACGCAGTAAAAAAGCCTCGTAACTTTGTTCAAGCCTTACAAATAAAGGACGGAAGGAAAATATAATAAGCTCTAAAGATTGCTGCTGCATGTTGGAATAATTTGCATTAGACAAATCTTTTAATGTGTGTGGTGGAAGATTAAACCACCTTGCAACGTCTGTTATAGCGAATTGACGAGCCTCTAAAAGCTGTGATTTATCAGGCTCTGTTCCTATTTTATTAACCGTTATACCTTCTTCAGCAAGCATGGCTGTATGAGAGCTCCCAAGCCCTGCATAAGAGTCTTTTAGCGATTGTCTTAAATTCTTGTGTGCTTGTTCACCTAAACGCCCTGGATGACTAAAAACAACACCCAAATTAGAGCCATTTTTAAAGAAAAGGTTCGCAAATGTCCGCATGGCAAGCACCAAACCAATAGAATTTTTAGAATACTCCAAAGCAGACAGCCCTAATAAACCGTTTCCAAGACCTGTAATCCTTAAAATCTGGTAATCTGGAAAGGTCTTTTCTTTGTTATTTTCAAGCAGTATTGTGTATTTTAAATTCCCTGCTACACGCTTTATTTCAACTATTCGATCTGGATGCACAGGATAAAGTCCGGTCACTTCGCCTAAATTGTTTCTAACTATTATAGAAACCGCATACCCCCACAATAAAAGATAATAAAGGCAAGTTTCTCTCCAAACCATAGATGTCATTTCTTCATTTGCCATCACATTTAAGCGATGATACAAAAAATGCTCTTTGTCTTTATTTTTTTTCCTACCTTCTACCTTTAAAACAGGGCAGGGTAGAGACGCTATATTAGATGCTAAAAAATTAATGGCACACCAGACAGCACTCTCAGTCATCATAGTATCCGCATTGATCTGCACACCAGATTCACTCTCTGAAACCCCACCAAAAGCGTCAATAAGCCAGTTTTCTGGGTTAATTAAATTGGATTTCGCTCTAAAACTAAAAAGCCCCACTTTTTTAACTCCTTGTCGCAAACAAGCCTAATATGACCAGAAAAACACCAGAAATAATCATGGCTATACCAAGTCCGCAAACATCATAAACCCCATAAGAAGCCATAAAATAACCAACTAAAACAAAAAAATCTAATATGTCTATTCTCTTTAAAATACTAACACCCCTCTGTTTTCATAAACCGATGTTTCATCTTCTCGATACATTGCTCTTGCCATACCTGTAATTGCTGCAACAGCAGCATCAATTTTATTTTGATCCCCCTCTTTAAAAGGGAATATATTGTCTTTTTTGTCTATTTTGCAGCATACATTACTGAACATCCATGCAGTCGCAGGGTTTGCGTCATGATGAAATTTTCCTGAAACTATTGCGGCTTCAAGCTCTTTCATTGGCTCAGACAAACCACTCACAGTTTGAGAAATCTCAACCGCAGCCACACCTTTATCTAATAAATTAGTAACAAGTTGTTGAGCGTTCCAAGGATCATTTGCAACACACCCACCGCCATATTCCTCGCCTGACAAGTCAAATCTTTTGGCAAATTTAATTATATCGTTTTGAATCAGCTCTAAGTCTATTCTTGTTCCTGCTGTAGCTGTTATATAACCATCATGCACCCATCCAGCGTAATGTGTGTGTTCTTCACCGTATGTACGAGCTTCTGGGATATAATGGTTGCTGAACATATAATATTCATCGTCTCTCTTAAAAATCATCATTGCAGATGCGACATCAAGCTTAGAGGCAAGGTCAAGACCTAAAAAACAAGGCTCGTTTTCAAAATCAGCAAGTTGTAATGTAGGATCACCGCATTTTTCAAAATCCAGCATATTCAACCAAGATTCGCCAGCGTTACTCCATACGTTAAGGTGTTTGCATTTAATTATATTTTGTTTTCTGGGATCTTGTATTGCGGTTTTATGCTGCCCCTTTAAAAAATCTTCATTCACAGATATGTTTAAATTTGGGTTGGCTTTTTTCCATACTTTAAAGTCTGACCAGTCATCATCTGGATCAATCGTATAAATTATTCCGAAAATCTCATCATTTATGATTTCACCATTTAATATTTTTATGACTTGTTGCCTTTTAGAATAACATGGATAAGATGTGTTCGTGCCAGCAGTCGTAATTATAACCATCATTGGATGTGACCGAGACCCCATACCTGTTTTGCCAGTGTCATAAGCCTCATCTGTTTTAGATTCGTGGTATTCATCCTGAAGCCAACAGTGAGGGCTCGACCCATCGCCAGGCTTACCAACAACTGTTTCAAAACGAGATCCATTAGATAAGCTGTAAATATTGCCAGGGTTTTTAGCTGTCCCACCAAGTTCTATCCCGTATCTGTCTTTATAGGCAGACAATTTAGATGTCATCAACCACGCTGGTCTAAAAACCTCATAAGCCTGAGCCTCAGAAGTTGCTGCCGAATAAACCTCAGAGCCTTGTTCACCATCAGCCGAAAACATATAATTACCTATAATAGCACCGGCGATGCTTTTCCCATTTTTTCTTGGCACTTCTGCGTATATTTCTCTAAAACGCCTTAAGCCATCTTTCTTTCTTACCCATCCAAAAGGTACTCCAAGTATAAACTTTTGCCAGCTCTCTAATCTTAAAGAAGAACCAGCCCATTTACCTTTCACATGAGGCATTAACTCAGCAAAATTACATATTTTTTCAGCTCTGGATCGGTCAAACTTATAAGGGAAATCTGGCTTTTTCTCTTTTTTTAAATCCTCTAAATGCCTTTTGCACGCCGCCACCACATATAAACACGCATCTACCCGCCCTGATACAATATCTCTTGCATATTTGTTAAGTGCGTTTGTCTGTGGAAACTTTGCTTTAGTCATAGTTTTATCCGAATTGTGCAAAAGGGTCTTTTGTGGTTTTCTTCTTTTTAGCAGAGACCTTAGATCGTGAAGCCGGACTCATGCCAAACTCAGTTAGAAACTTATAAACAAATTCATAAGCCTTATTTAACATACTAACATAAGGGGAGGTTCTAATATCACCGTTTGCAGCGGTATAAGTTTTGCCTTCTTGAATAAGAATTCCCTCAAATTCAACAATCTTACCCCAAGATTGACAATACAAAGCAAGAGCCGCCATATCCATATCAGATAGCAGCCCAATACCATAAAGTATCCCGCTCATTCTCTCCCATTCTTGAG